TCTCGTTCTTGCAATCAAACTCCTGTCCCTGTGGCATGTTGAAAAAAGCCCGTGCTGTGATCTTTCGGAATGCGCTGTTTTCGTCATACTCAAGAAGCGCGTATTTGAAATCGTTTTCTTCGGTGTAGTAGAGACCGTTGGGGCAAGGAGTCACATTTCCATTGCACGGCTCACTATCATCTGCCGTGATGTTGAGTGGATCATCTGTGTCTCGCAGATACTTTTCCCATGTTACGATGTCATCGGAGCGACCTTCTTTGCGATACGACCATTCTTGCCAACCACCGTCCTGTGAAAGGAAATCATTGATTTGAGTGTTCCAAATCTTGGCAATATGGTATCCCCGCGAAACCATCTTGTTTGGGTGGGGATAAACGATCCAAAATGGATCAGCGTTCGGAAAATCTGTTTCGTACAATATGCCGCTGCTAGGGCCTGTTGCCGCGATGAAGTCTGCGCCGTTGGTGATCGGATTGCCTTTTATGGCTAGACCATTTCCAACAGCCTGAATGTATTTGTCGTGGAGATCAGGGGAATATCCCGCTGCCGTGAGACCACCGCCCGTAATTCCCGTTAGGAACCACAGAGACAGATCATCGAATGTTTGGAATGTATATGGCACATAGTGACCGATGATTGGAACATGATATGACATCAGAGCAGATGCATTCTGCAAGTCTGCTTCGGCACATCTCTTGATCAACACCGAACCAAACATTGCGGTTCCGATTGGGTGTACCAATCTGCGAATGACTTCTCTGTATCTGTCAATTACGACTTCGGTCTTCAGGACATACGACCAGTTCTGATAGAAGTGATTGTCCTGTAGCACCTTGTTTGTGCTGAGTCTGCCGTCATTATTTGCATAGTATCCCGCAGACTGACACAATGCACCGACTGTCACAGTACCGCTGAATCCCGATCCCCTGTTGGTGTCGATTACAATACTCGGCGCAACTTTGTAGTTGATTCCGAAATCGTTGATATCAATCTTTCGGATGGATCCCGAACCATCAACTTCAACTACGGTTCCCACCGCTTGCTGACCGCTGTCGCCGCTTGCAGCAACAAACCGAACCCGATCACCGATCTCATAGTCGCTGCCACCATTTGAAATGCTCAGAGACGAGACAACGCTGTACACAGAAACTTCATGGAAAGAATCCTCGCCATCTGAAAAATCGATTCCTAGATTTCCTACTGTGAAAGTGCCGTTCCTTCCCGAAATCAAAAGTTCCGCAACGGGGAAGTTGTCGATCTGATAGACATTCACATCCACGACACGGGCTGTCGCTAGAATCGAACCGCTTGCGCTCTTTTGAACGATGTTGTTTCCTGCTGCACGATAAATGGTATCACCAAGAGCGTTAGAGATGCGAAGATAGTTGTTCTGAGTCCATCTGCCCGATGACAAACGCATGATGTCTGTCTTGGGATAGTAGAACTCAACCGATGTGTCGTAGAGAATTCGAAACAAGAACTCATATGACTTCTCGGTACCTTTTGCAAGATAGAACTGCTTGATGTTTTTCATCAGCCGCCGCGCATCCACAGGCTCATTCGTTGTCTTGTTTACGGCAAGACTCTCGGGGAAGTTGAGTAGATACTGCTTGCGAAAGTCCTCCACGAACTGATCAAGCGTTGTATCGATATCGGGGATGTCGTGCATTGCCATGGGCGAAAGCACCTTTCCCTCGTTCCTCTCCAACCCCAACCACTCATAATACGCAGACAGAAAGGCAACGAGTGTAGGATGATCCACCCGAACAAACTCGGGGAGTCTGTCGGGAACCAAACGGGAAAGGTTGCGATCACCATCAATACTCATGTTCGATTACCGCGTGAAAGGAGAATCACTTGCACTTCTATCTATTGTGGTCTTTTCGGGGATTGCGCTGACTGAAGTTCCCAAGTCATCGATGATGATGATTTGATTCCTGCGGGCAAAGATGTCCTTCTTCTCAGGAACTACAGTCACCTTTAAAGTTGTCTGACCTTCGTCCAAATACTCGGGCGTAAAGTTGCGGAGAGAAATTGTTCCTGTCACATAGTCGATGCTGCCGATGTTCTTCAGCACGACAACCTTGGACGATCCCACTTGCTTGTAAACACGGACATTTCCATAGCCATCGTCATCCAAGAAACAATCGACAATTGGCTTCACTACTGCTGTGGATGTCGCATCTCGGTAACCAAACAGGGTACTTGAGAGAATTGGTGTATATCCATCGACGGGGTGCAAAAGTGGATTGTCGAAGCGAATTGTGTAAGGAGCAGCCCGATTCAGGTTTGGCTCAAACTGCTTGGACAGAGTAATTTCTGTCGAGTTCGAATTGATTGCGGGTGCTGCGCCGTCGATGATAGAGGAAAACTTCGACAGTCTGAAGTTGCGTTGGAACAGACCAAGATAGTTCGTGTTGTATACCTTGATGAGCGAGGAGATTCGGGTTTCGACTCCCGCCTTGTTCAGGGTTGTCTTCGACTCGTCGTAATACACCGTGACGGAGGGATTGATGTAAAGGATATCGGGATCAACAACCTCGGGTGTGATTGTGACAAGGTTGCGCTGACCCAAGATTGTCCGTTCGATTGCTTGTTTTTCGGTATTGGACAGTCGTGTACCAACCTTTGGCTTAATGCTGATATAGACCTTGCCGTACTGAGGGGGATCGTTTTCCTCGCCGCCCCAAATGAAGAACGAATCTGCGCGGCTTGCATACTCGCGCCCTAGCAAAGCCTTGTAGTCATCTGCGGTGACTGCACGATCCTGTGCCTGATAGTTGCGCGGGGCGTAGTAACGAATCGACTCAATATCTTCGCTGTCTTCACCGCCGAAAGACACCTGAACTTTATCACTCGCATCTGTCTTAATTCGAACTTCGCTGACCCTGCTGTCTGTGGCGCAAGTGATTGCTCTCTTTGTGCTGCTCTCGTCGTAGCCAATTCCATTTCCCGCAGAACCATTCGTGACCAAATATCGAAAAGTAATTACATTGCCGTTTTCAATCGCCTTTCCAACCACACCATCACCGAAATAGACTTCCCAAAAACCGTCTCTGCTCTCCTGAATGAAGAACACATTCGATGACGAATTCAATTTGTTGATGTCGGTCGCCTTCTTCCACAGTTGTGCAGACCCCGTGGTGTCAGTCTGAGACCGCTGTACAAGAACGACGAGGGTATCGATATCCACATTCAGATCGGGGATCGTAAACTTCGCCTCGCTGCCCCCCTGTGTATTGGCAACATAGGCAACTTGCTTCAGATACCCCTGATACAGAGTGACATCTTGAACAAGGTTTTCACCGCTACGCCGTACTGCCTTGTGCGATTCCAATGTGACGAAGTTGACGGATTTGCCATCAACATCTTTACCTCGGAAGACCTGTCCCTGTTCAATGAATTCACGCCCCTGAATGACACGCTGCGTAAAACTGCTCGCTACGGGTTCATCTCCAAACGAGACATCAACAACCAGTTTTGCTGCTTTTTTCGAACGCGGCGTGTAATTCAAGTGCTTGGCAAGAGAGACTACGGACGGACGCATGACTGCCGAATCGATGAATGATTCATTTGCCGCCATGTTTGCATAGAATGCCTGATAGTGGGTGTTGTATGCCAACAGATCTAGCACAATCGACAGCGCAGAGCCTTCGAAGTTGTAGTCCTTGAACTGCTCCTGACCTTGAAGATATGCCTTCAGGTTGTTCTTAATCTCATCGAATTCAAGCGACTGAATTGGTGTGTTGGAACTGTTATTCATCGTAGCCTCTGTAGAGCGACTGTTGTCGAGAAGACTTTCTGCACATTCTTAATCGTAAAGTGGATTGTGATGCGAATCTCATTTCTATCTATTACATCAACCACATCTATGATTGCGTTACTGACTCGGGGTTCGTATCGCTGAATCGTGTCACCGATTCTGCGCTTTAGTTCAATCAGCATGACGGGGTCTACCAGTTCGAACAAAAGATCTTGAATACCCGAACTGATCTCAGGGTGGAAAGGCTTTTCTCCTCGGCGGTAGAGCAGAAGGTTGCGAAGCGATCTTTTGATGGCTTCCTCATCCCTACGCAGCGCAACATCTCCCGACAGCGGATTGCGGTCGAAATTGATGTCTAAATCGATGGAGGTATTCTGTGTCTTTGCCATTCTTTACCTTAGAGCCAGTTCAAGTTCGATGTAGTCTCGGGATTGTTCAAACACAGCCTTGAGGTTCTTGGCTTGCTCAAGGGTAGGCAACTTTTCCAATTCGAACCACTCAAGTTCCACGAAGCCGATATACAGGTCTTCTTTCATGATCGGTAGAATCGCATATGCAACAATTCCATTTGACTTGTTGTATGAACGGAAGTAGCCATCCCGCATCGCCTCGGTCGTATGCAACCTTGGATTGTTCTCACGCATCGTTTCAACCATGTCCCAAAACATGGTTACCAAGATGTTCTGAAGATTTGCACCATCATAAGGAACACCGCGCTCACACGATTCGTGAGTAATGGAGAATTTCTTCATCGGAGTGCCATCCAAGAACTTGCCGCCATTGTGGAAATGTGCGATTCTTGCGCGACATGCGTTTGTCTTTACACGAACTCCCGTGAGAGTTTCATGGATAATCGTATGCTTTGCTTGGAAATTGGAATTCTTACTTCCTCCGATTGAGGCCTCTTCCATCTCCTTGCGTTTCTCTACAACGATCTTTCGTTTAGCATAAAAAGCCCCTGCGATCAGACCACCGAGGATGCCCGATGCTGCGATACCGACCTCAAACCAAGTCTGTAGTGATGTGAACATCTCCATCTCTTAACCCCCGCAGTAGACATTTTTGCTCCCCCGCGCACACGCGGAGCCGCAATGGACAGGATCAGCAACCCTTGCTGCGGGTTTACTGTTGATGAATACGGAAGATGAGCCTTCCGCTGTTTTGCTTTGATGGCACGAATCGCCGCAGCAATGAGTAGCCCAACCGTCACCTTTTCGATGCCAACCAAGGCTATTAACGAACACATTCTTTGAACCCTCAATATTGCGACGAGGGGGGAAGCATCCGTGTCCTGAGCAGATATCTGTGTGTCGGTGAGCGGCGGGCATCAAGTCTCCTTAGCAATTTGGAAAGTACCCACGCTCCTTCATGGTGGCGAGATACTGTTTGTTCGTCACGGGTTTGCCATCAATGAACATCTGATTCCTGATATTTAGGACGAACTCATCTCTGTCCGAAGACCAATTGTTGCTTGTATCGATCATGAACTCGCCGTCGATGTATTGACTTGTAAGAGATGAGTTAAATGCCCGTGCTATAAAGATGATTCCTTTGGGGATCGGGAATCCTGCCTTATACAAAGAAGCGGATCCTCTGACTGCATAGTTGTCCTCTGTGAACTTTCGCGGAGACTGTTCTCCAAAATCGAAGTTGAACAACTCTGCTGCCTGTGTGTCTCTCGGCTCTTCGGGAATTCCCTGTGGATTCGTAAGTCCAAATTCCACGGGAAAGATGTCATCTAAGTCATCAATCTTACCAAACAGATATCCCGTATCAATGTCTAGGGTCAGGCTCGGTGGAAACACCCCACTAACGATTGCAAACTTTATATCGCCGCCTGTTGTTGGTGGTGCCCCCACATATGACACATATGCTGCCCTCAGTTGAATGGTAGTCTTGCAACCAACATCGGGATCCTGTGGTCGAATCACCTTTTGTTGTTCGAAGATGGGACGCGAGGGTGAAGTCTCGTTGTATGATTTGTTCAATATGGCGGGACTCAGCCATTGAATGTCGCCCGTTACTGATGACAGCGATTCATCCTGCTCAACGATGTTCAGTTCACCAAATCCTGCGGGATAGTAGTATTCGATAGGCTGTGCGCCCGTCATACTAGCCATCAGAATTCTCCTGAATCAATTTCATCATCCAAACTCTTCACCGTAACATCGGGCGAGTCAATTATGATGTTAGGGTTCGTGCCATATGGAACTGGTTCTGCGATGAACGCATCGATTGGTTCCTCTGTTGGCGGCGACAACGCCTCGCCCATCTTTGGTTCGGATGGCGGTGTTGGAACAGCCTCGGGCTTACCACATGAGATTGTCGGGATGTTGCCCTGAATCGCGGCTCCAATATCTGAGATCGTATCGTTGATCTTACCAACCACGCCAACGATTGCTTCCGATGCAATCTGTAGGGCTGGAAGAGTAATACCGTTGATTCCTGCCATGATGTCGTTGAGCGATGGCAATCCGCCTATACTTGAATTGGTGATGTCCAAATCCAAAGACGGTATCTTGCCTAAGAACCCACAGATGTCGATGTTGGGAACCTGTGAGATATCCCCACGCTCCGTGGTCAATTCGTTAATGCTTTTCTTTGACTCCTTGAAGTCTGTTGCAACAGGAACATTGACCATGCCACGAATGCTGACTGCCTCACTTGTCTTGACCGATGATTTCTGTGCTGCGTCCAAGGCAGCATATGTCTTTAGTTGATTTTGCTGATCGAACTGGTATGTTTCAATTTCGTCTGTGGAATAGACAGATCCCTGCGTACTCTTCGAAGGAGTTCCACTCGCAATCGGTATAGACATGTTCGGTCGTGCAAAAGACATTAGTCCTTGTTCCTCACTTGCAGATCCGTTGGGCTAAGTTTGTCGATCAATCCATTCACCAAACCACGCAACTTATCCATCAAAGTCTGTACATTCGATGGGTTCTCTCCTTCGGGATTCAAGTCAATACGGGGTGCCATGATTACCATGTTGCCTTCGCTCGACAGCGTGTATGTGCCCTTGACCTTCTGTAAAAAATTGCCGCCCACATCGACAGTCATGTTTCCCTTAGCGTACATCTTTGTGTCGCCCTGCACCTCAATCTCCAAATCCTTGCCCATGAGAATCTTCATAGTCTTGTTTGTGTTGAACGAGCAGTTGCCCTTCACCAAGATCATCTTGTCGTTAAGCGTGATGTCCCATGCGTTACCAACGACCTTGTGTACTTCGCTACCCCTCGGGTGAATCTCTGTGAATGTACCTGAGCAATGGTACCAATGCATTCTCTCTGCACCAGGGGTATCGTCGTATTCAACGACATGCCCTGCCTGAGATTCATAGACATTGTTGAAGGGATACTGTGCGGCATAGGCGGTCTCGGGTTCTGCCCAAAAGCCATATAGCGCAGACACACAGAATTCTAGGTTGTCCTTCTTCTTCTTGACAATCGTGTTCTCAATCTGTTCATTTCTTGCTAGGCGGTTCGTGTCTGCCTCGCCCATGCGCGAGATCAGCGGATACATGCCCTGTGGATCTGCAAATCCGCGGTTGGTGTCGATTGTTGGATTCTTAGGCAACTGATATGACTTCAAACCGACATCGTTTTTTGCCTCATCCAACGAACTGATGATCTGTGCCTTCCTGCTCTCAATCTCGTTGATGTAGATCTGCTTCACATCCTCAGGATCGATCAGGGGAATGTTAGGCAAGTTTGCAAGTTCGTTCGGAACAGGAATGTTGACGGTGTTGATACCACCGATGGTTCCAAAGACCACGGGTTCCTGTGCATTCATACCATCTCGGAAGAAGCCAACAACCCATGCGCCCTGTAGCAATCCCGTGGGAGACCATCCCTTGCCCGATACACTCGCACTCGTAACAGGCATTATCACATGCGCCCAAGGAAGATCCGTTGTGGGAATCTGTGCCTTGTCATCGGTGTGCCAACCAAGTACGCGCACACGGACGCGACCCAACTTGAGCGGGTCATAGATGTCCTCCACGACACCTTGCCACCACACAAAGCCGTTCTTGCCCATGTAGTCCGCTCTCAATGGTTCTTGATTGCTGCTCATGATGGCTCCAAGTTCAACTCTGCCTTCTTGTAGTCGGCAATTGGTTCTGCGAAAGAATCGCGTGATAGTGTCATAGTCATAGTATGTTCACGATCTGTAACTAGGTGCTTGACGGTGGTGACCAAGTAACGACCCTTGAGATAATCGTCCTCGTAATTGTCCTGCTTTTTGGTGGCTTCCTTTGCAATTGTTCTGAAGTTGATCACCTGACCAACCTTGACATTCGTATCTCCATAGCATGACACGATCAGGTTGATGGAATTCATTTGATTGAGTAGCGACTGCCTAAGCAACACGGTCTCCTCAGGATCATGCACCTGAGCGATTCCCGCCATCGAATATGATGACTTCGGATAGAAGCGAGTGTGAGACTCGACAGAATCCGTGTAATCAATCTTCTGCATCGGAATCAGCGGATTCTTCTCAAGGTGCGCTGCATCGTTCATGAAGGATTTGTCATACTTGAACTGCGATGTAGACCAAGTCTTCGTGGTCATATCGTGTGTCATGATGGCAGACGCAAGCATTCCCAAGTTCTGCTGCTTGATCTTGTCGGTCATGTCCTCTACGACCAACGAGTGAATGTTTCGTAGTTCGGATTCAAGCATTCTTGATCCATCTTCGCTGCGAAACCCATCAGGATAGTTTGTGTAGGTGAATGCGACATCCGCTGTCTTCAGACCCGATAGCGGCACAAAATGGTGACCGTCTGAGTTCTGAAAAAGCACATAATCGCACATCGATGTGTCTGCCTTGGCTCTAGCCCTGTGAGCAAGCCAATTGATTGCATACAGAGGTGACCAATAAGGAATCACATACGACCGTGTGTCGAAAGTCTCCGTAACTGTCTTGAGGTGGATTTTGTCATCATCCAATGCCTCTCGCACAAGCCCCACCGCGCCACCTACGATAGCCCCTGCTACGCCCCCTGCGATTGGCAGGGGAATCATGCTGCCGATCAGCCCCCCTGCTGCCGCGCCTCCTGCTGCCGCTGAAATGAGACCGTTGTTCTCGCCGTTATCGACGGCCAAGTACTCGTCAAAGATGTTAGTGACCATCTTCGAAACTGGCATGTTTCGATAGGATTTCGAAACTTTTGATTGCATGCTTTTGATTGCTTGAGTTGCGACAAACTCAATGCGAACCATCTGCGCCGACTCTTGTGCCGTTTCTGTAAGCACGGAAATCTTGTAGGTTCGGAACACCAACTTAACAGGCTGTCCACCGCCCATCGGGGTTCTGTAGATGATCGTCAGCGTCTCGGCACCGATGATAGGAAAGTTCTTTACGATGTTCATTGAGTCGATCAGCGTGATGCTTCCCGACATGCAGTTGCTGAAGATGTCCTCATACACAATGAAATTCTGAAAGATGCCCTTCAGGCTCATCGTAAAGCCAGTATATGACTTGAGGGTGATCTCATCGATCACCACATCTCCTGGTTTCACCATCGTGTCGCTACTGACATCTGTCACGATTCACCTCATGTATTGATTTGGAACAGCCGCCTGAAGTCTCTTAGTACGGGGTCGATGTATTCAGGACGCATGACCTTGATAGTTCGCTTGCCATCATTCACTTTCGACTCATGCGCGATGTTCACGACTGATGTTGCATAACCGACATCGTCATTGTTGTCATCAATGCCTAATGGAATCAACTCGGTGTTGCCAACAACGAATCTGTCAATCAATGCAGATGGACTTTCGGATCTCTTGTTGTCCACCAAAGTGACGGGTCTGTATAGCGGAGAAACGATCTCTCCGCTGCTTGTCTCAAAGTGGTGGAGTGCATAACGATTGTCGCCCACCACTCTGAACACCTGTGCCGCGACCTCTCTTCCTGTTCTAGTAGTTGAAAACAGGTCATGCCGAATGTCCTTGGGTCGAGCGATTGCCTGACCGCCCAACTGAACCAATGTGTCTTGAATCTTGAAGGTGCCTGTGATGTCTTCGACTTCGATCTTGTATAGATTCGGATCCCAAGACTTCACCTTTCCACTAGCGATTTGATTGCCAAATCTATCCTTCTGTATGACAGTATCGCCAACCTCATAGTGCGGTAGCCGCCGATCAAAAGGAACGATCTCGCCATCTTCCTGTCTTCCACTCTTATGATCCCACAGTAGTGGAGGGTATACAAACAGGCTTTTGCCCGTGTATGTCTTCTCCATCTGCGTTTCCAATTCGTTGACGCTCAGAGGCCAACTGAAGTATGGATCAAGGATCTCATTAAACATGAGAATGATCCAATGGTAGTCAGACCGACCATAGATGCGGTGAGCAATTGTCTCGGGACGCTCCTCGTCCTTGATCGTGTAATCCAAGGCGGTTCCCTGTGCTTCCTTGACGATGTCTAGGATCTTTGCCCGTGTGAGAATGTTCTTCACAAGGACTAGATTGCCCGAATCATCCCGATAGCCGACATTAGGTAGATAGTTGAAATAGCCCATGGATTATCTCAGGGTGAGGGGATGTTCCCCAACTCCCAACCAAAACGGTCGCGGGTGAGGATTTCAAGTTCGCTGAACGACAGTTCCATGGTGATCTTGGTGGGTGCGGAGCCGTACCCATCGTTTTGGAAGGTGGTGAATGTTGTCTCCTCGCCGTACTTCACCTTGACACCCTTGAGGGCGCACTTGTGAATGTATGGAAGATAGCCGTTCTCCCTGCCGTCCGCAGTCAGGAACTTGATTTGAAACTCTGCGGGGTAGTCCAAGAAGCGACCTGAACCCTCCGACCGCTTGGGGTGGGAGAAGAACTTGAGAAGACCGATGATCTCATGACATGTCTCAACCTCTTCCCTGTTGCGCGGAAGAAATGTATAAGAGAAGTTGAACTCTCTGCGCTTGACTTCTTTGAACAGGTGAAGTGACATTGGGTTCACGACTTGCCGCTGCTGTGCGGAAGCGAACTTGGCAAAGGTTCCTGCCTCGGCACCGACAAGTTCGCCCAACGAGTCAAGCACCTTGAGATTTGCCAATCCAATCTTCTTGCCGATGTCCCTTGCTGCTGCGGGATCACCGCCTGCGATTGCCTTGGGAAGTTTTAGCGCATCCAATCCTGCCATGCTTGCATCTTCGTACTCCATCGCATATCCGACTTCCAATCCCGTAGGCATGTACAGATAGATGCGAGAAAGAATCGGTGCAGTTCCTCCTGCAAGACCCGTCTGTTCTTCTGTATAAGAATCCCGTCCCAATCCCTGACCCTTGAGGTTGCCGTCAGCAAATACCTGTTTCGCGGTATCCAAGATAACGCCGCCACCTGAAACTACCGCGCTAAGGGTGTTTGCAACCATCCCCACGATGTCTGTTTTCTGTTCGGCGGTTGCATCTGCCTCGGCGGCATTCTGTGCGGTTCGCATCTTGTCGATCAGGCTTTCGCCAAATCTAGCAAACGCCTCGCGCTTGGTTGCCAAGTATTGGGGATTGTTATCCCATATCTCAATGCACATGATGCTTTGGTGGGATGGATCTGTCAGAAGATCGTAGGGATACTTGTAGTACCCCGCAGCCCTCGTTGCATCCGCTTTGTTGATGAAACCGCCGCGACCATCATTGAACAACTTATCTTCGAATGCAGTTGATCTGCGCCGAAGAATGCCGTCGATGGCTCGGATCTCTCCGTAGGTTTTGCTGCTGCTGAACTCTGCCATATGGGTGTATTTAGATGGGATCTCATAAATAGCAGATACGGGAGACACAATCATCGCAACTGGAAACTCGTACAAGGGAAAGTACACACCGAAGCGTCCACAGAAGTACAAGGGCGATCCCAACATGTGCTTCTACCGATCATCGTGGGAACGCCGATTTATGACATTCTGTGACGAGAATGATGCCGTGGTTGAGTGGTCTTCCGAAGAGGTCGTGATTCCTTACATCTCGCCAATCGATGGACGGCGGCACCGATACTTCGTTGACTTTTGGGTGCGATTGCGGAAGCCCGATGGATCGATTGAGGAGTGCTTGATAGAGGTGAAGCCGAAGAAGCAGACAATGAAGCCCGAACAGCCGAAGTCAAAACGAATCTCCAAGTCCAAATTGTTTGAGATTCGCAACTGGATGGTCAATTCGGCAAAATGGGCGGCTGCTGAAGACTATTGCGGGGATCGGGGTTGGAAGTTCAGACTCCTAACTGAAGAAAACATCTTCGGAAAGACTGCTAAATGACGAAGCAACAGGTAACAAAAGTTGTAAACCAGTTCGCACGAACCACCAATCTGAATTTGGGCGATGATCGGGCTACCCGTTGGTTGGCAACCAACCTGTCCAAGATCAAGACAAACATGCGACAGGATAACTATATCGACAGCAGCAAGACTTTGGTTCGAAAGCAATTGACACCTGGGAACATGGTGTTTTTTGGATACGCACCCAAGACCAAGGATGAACTCCAATTTTGGGACGAGTTTCCTGTGACGATCATTCTTCACCCACAGAAGGGTGGATTCCTCGGATTGAACCTTCACTATCTGCCACCCTCGGCTCGGGCAGACTTCCTTAACAAACTCCTGAAGTATGTCTCCGATCCAAATTGGGTCAAGCACAACAACACATCAGTTGAGTTTCGTGTCACCTACGGTCTACTCAAAAACAGCGCAAAAATGAAAGCGTTCAAGCCCTGCATCAAGCGATATTACTACAGTCACATCGTCACAAAGGTAGCGTACATCGAACCTATGAAATGGAAGATGGTGCCCTTCTTTCCATTAGACAAGTTCAAGGGTGCAACTCGGGCAGATGTTTGGGCTTTGGCATAATAGATACCTTATAGAACCATGGATATCCTCGGAAACCTACAAGCAACACGGGCAAGAGCCGCATACCAATCGTATGTCGGAAATCCCGACCCATCGTTTCAAGATTCCGTCTACGGGCGGGCGCGTGAGACAGGATGGGCGGCGGGTAATCGTTGGTTGGTCATGGTGTTCCCAAACCAAGCGGTGCGGGACGGCATCGGCATGAATTTTGTTCCCGATGTTGCCCGATTGGCTACCACATGCAAATCGATTAACCTCAACGAGCAGACTTGGTATAGCACCGAACAGAACTATATCAACGCAGGCCCGAACCGTGTGTTTCCTTACAAGAGAAACACCAACAATACTTCGGGCATCAAGGTGCAGTTCAATGTCGGAACAGACATGTTTGAAAAAGAATTCTTTGAGGGGTGGTTGCGGTACATTCAGAACCCATACACCCGTCAATGGCGTTTCTACGATGATTACGCCAAGGACAGTTTCATCTATCTGCTGCTACTCCCGAATCATGTGCAGAACTTCGCCATGGCGATGGAAGCCATGTATCAAGGCAAGGTTGTTGGCTACAAGTTTACCGAAGTCTATCCGTTCTCCATGAACATGAACGGCGGAAACCTGAACTACAACAATGTGCAGGAGCCGTTGTTCTCTGACATTGGATTCATGTATCACGACATGATCCCACTTCAGGAAGAAACCATCAAGTACGACAACATCATTCCAACAGTCACCGATACAGGCTACCCCGTGATCGAACGGGATCGCTACAAAGACATCCTCACGGCAAGCCAAGCGGGTATCGACAAGGCTGTAAACGGTTTTGCTCTCGGTACGATTGCCGAACGGGCAGCGTTCAACTCCGTCCGTCAGCAGCAGCGCAGCGTTCTACAGGCTTATGTCAAGCAACTAGAGGAATACAAGGTAGACAATCTGCCGCGTGGCGTGGATGGAAGAGTGGTCTATTCCACACCGCGTCAGGGTGGACTCGACTTGGGTCTGACTCTACTGTCACAGACTCAAGGCTTTTTCGGTGCAGGATTCTTTGGAAACGGATTTTTACCCTAACTTTTCGTCATAGGAGATCGTTATGTCACTCGCAGGAATTATCGCTTCAACACCAAAACACCAAACAACTCTTCCCGTCAGCGGAAAGAAGATCGAATATCGACCCTTCATCGTCAAGGAAGAGAAGATCCTTCTCATGGCGGCTGAGAGCAAGGACGAGAAGACAATCAATACAGCCATCCGCGAGGTAATCTCCGCATGCACAGGCGGGGCTGTGGATGTCTTCAAGTTGCCATTAGTGGACATGGAATATCTGTTCCTGCAACTCCGCAGTCAATCCGTAGGTGAGACTGCCAAGCCAAATATCAAATGTTCGAAGTGTGAACTCCCGACTGAGGTTGAGATCAACCTGAAGGAGATTCAACCGATCACCGATCCAAATCATAAGAAGATCATCCCTATCATTGGGGATATCAGCGTAGTCATGAAGTATCCAACTGTCGATGACTTGAAGGACATTGACTCACAGAGCGACATCGAAAAGGCACTCACTTTATTGGTGAAGTCAATCGACAAGGTCTATCAGGGTGAGAAGATCTTCAATGCCTCCGAAATGGATCCCAAGGAAGTTCGTGGATTCATCGAAGAGATGACGCAGGAACAGTTTAAGAAACTCTTCTCCTTCGTGGAAACGATGCCCAAGTTGGAGAAGCAAGTTCAATTCAAGTGCAAGCATTGTGGTCATGAGAACAACTCGACTCTGAAGGGGATCACAAGTTTTTTCTCCTAGCCTCCACCCATGACAACTTGTTCAACATGCTCTCTGTGAACTTTGCAATGATGCAAAATTTCAACTACACGCTAGTTGATCTAGAGAGCATGATGTCATGGGAGCGGAGGGTTTACATCGATTTGCTGATGCAACACTTGAAGGAAGAGAAGGAGCGAATGGAGTCTTTGAAGAGCCAAAGACAGTAAAGGGACAGATAGATGGCTGAACCAACACAAGGCAATCCTACACCACCGAACAATCAAGATGGTATTGTGGCACCATCAGCCGATGCTAACAAGGCATTGGATCAGTTCTTTGCTGAAATGGAAGCCCTGAAGAAGTTGGTTGAAAAGTCCAACGATACTTTAGCCAAGAGAAAGCAACTTGAAGACAAACTCTTAGATGTCTCCGTAAAACTTCATAAAGCGGACGAGCAGAAGAAAAAAGACTCCGATGCTCTATACAAAGCACATAAGAAGTACATCGATGAGCAGGGAAATTGGGCAAAGGGTTCTGAGGCAATCCGCGAAAAGTATGAGAGCGATCTACTCAAGATCAATGCAGGATATGTTGCCGCAGTTGAAGAAATCAACGCGGTAACTTCTGCCTTGGGGGACAACAAAAAGGCGATGGATGATGAGAAGGATGCCCGAATGTCGGCTCTTTTCTCCCTCCGCGATTTCCGAGATACTGTAAAGGAAACTGACGCATCAATTGGTGCCGAGATGTCTAAGTCATTGGGTGAGGCAACTAAGATGGTTGTCGCTACTAATGCTGCCATCGAAATAGAGGCAAAGAAGATCTCAAGTGAACTTCAAACCAAGACGGACGCAGTCTTTGGTGAGATGGCACAATCACTAAAGGAAGCAAACTTGACCAAAGCCGCAGAGGATGCGGCTAGTGCTTTGGAAGAAGCGGCAGAAAAGGCAAAAGAGGCTGCTGAAAAAGAAAAGAAGGCATCTGAAGAAGCGGCAAAGGCTGCTGC